CCAGCGTATGAATGAGCAAGTTTGAAAGGACTTAAAGCCTCGTCACCTGCTGTTGCTCCACCACCAGTTTCCGCATAACGGACTCTTAGTGTGTGAATTTGCCCTACTGGGCCAGTCATAGGCTGTACGCCTACTAGTTCATTTGCGATCACGGAAGGCATAACCCTTCTGATCAAAGGTAACATTACCTTGTTTAGTGTTGCTACGGATCCTGCACCTGTGGCTCCTGCGGTTGCGGCCTCTGACAATTGACGCTTTGCGTTTTCGAGTACCACGTCCATAGTTTGCTTACGTTGACCTTGTAGGCCTTCTGTAAGTGCTTCTTTGGTTGCGGACCAGTTGCTTTCAAATAAATTTGCCATTTTAAATTACTCCTGTTATTTTGAAAGTCCGGCTAGTTTACGGATAGTATCAAGTTCTACAATACCGTCCGTGCTGTCATTGGCTTCTGCGTTAGCAGTCACCTTCTTATCACCAGTGTGTTCTTTTATTACTGATTCTGTGATAGTCTTTTTCACTCTTAATGTTTCGCCATCTAAAACAGATGGGAGATACTTATCGAATTGCTTCGCTAAGTTCTCTGTCTTAACACTTTCAAGTAAATCTGACATAATTTCTTTCTTCTCTTTGCCTAATGGTGACATAAGGTCATTTAATGTTTCTTTACGATTCATTAAATCTTGTGCCACTTTCAACTTGCTTTCTGTTAAAGCAACTGCTTCGTCTTTCGATTCTGCGTTTGCTTCTGCTTCTGCAAGTTTAGTTTTCATTTCGGCTAATGTTTTCTGAACTGCATTAATTTCTTTTGCTTCGTTGAGATAACTTGCGCCATACTCATTTGCGAATGCTTCAAAAATTCTACGTCCAAAGTCGTTCTCACGAGCTGATGTGATATCATCACGGAAAGATTTGACTTCATTTGTAATTGTTTTATTAACTACACCTTCCACCTTTTGAGCGGCTTTCTTTATGAAATCTTTTTTGGCTTCTGCTAATTGCTTTTTGCCTTCTCTTACCATTTTGACTTTCTGCTCAACTAATGCTTTCTTGTCTTCGTGGAACTCTGAAAGTTCCTCTGCAAGTTGTTCTGCAACAAAATCGTCTAATTTTGTTACATGCTCACTTGTACGAATTCTGTCTGCTCTAAGTTCTTTTACTTCCTTAGCGACTTGTTCTGTTACAAACTTGTCTAATAGTTTCGCGTGTTCACTGACAGCCTTGCGGTACTTAACTTGTTGGTCTGCTAATGCTTTCCTGTCTTCTGCAAGTTCTAGTACTTCTGCTTCAACTTTTGTAGTGATGAAGTTGTCCATTGCTTCAACGATCTGACCTTTGTCATGCTCGTATCTTTGGGCAAATTCTTCTCTAAGTTCCGCAGTAAGCTCTTCTCTTGCTTCAACAATTTTGCTTTCCCAAGCCTCTTGAATAGATGTACCCACTTCTTCCGAAAGGTCCATTCCTTCAAGTATCTCGTTAAATTTCACTGCCATAGTAGTCTCCTACTTACTTTGTATTTAATTCCTTAATGAAACGAGTCATTTCGTTCATTAAGTGTTTTTCTGCACTTTTATCGTGTGTTAAAGCGGCCGCCGTATTAAAAATAGTTTCGCCGCCTCTCATATTGAATAAACTCTCATAGATTGTTTTTGGGTAGGCATCCGGAGCACTAGGTTGTGCCACTATGTCTACTGTAACAATATCAAAATCGGAAACTTTGCCACTTTCGTTAACATTACCGCTTCCTCTACTTGATACGCCCAATTTTGCTCCCGCCTTCAACAATGCTGATGCAATGTTTCCCATTGGTGTTTCTATGATTTTAAGTTTACCCATGCCATTATCGCCATCCATATGCATGTCTGTGATTATATGGCTTACTCTATCTAGGTTGATTTGTAACTCTTCTGGGTGATCTAACTCTCCCATTACAGTTTCTCCTCCGCCTAATCTAGTTCTTACATTCTCTACAGCACGTTGAATCTCATCTCTAGGATAAACCCTACCGTTTTGATTCTCTACTACACCCTGAATGAATAGACCTTGCATAAACAAGTCCTTCCCATCTTCGGATTCCATTAATTTTAGCCCTGCATGTTGCGGTGCTAAGTATTCATAGAGTTTTCGTGCCATATTAAATTACTCCTAAGTAATATCTATTTAGACTTTTTTATGGTCTACGTTAATGTTATCTGTAGGTGTGTTGTCTTTTGCTGAGTCACCTTTTTTGCCTTCGCCGCCGTCTTTTGCACTAACTGGTTTTGCTAGAGCTACTGCTGGTTGCTTAGGTGCTTTAGTTAAAGATGATTCATTTGAATCTGCTTCGCCACCTTTTGGTGCCGCTACTGCATCAGATAGTTTAGTTGCTTCTTCAACAACTTCGCTGTCTTCTTCAGTTGACTCTTCAATGTCGTAGTCAAAGGATTCTTCTTCCATTTCTGGTTCCATATCCATTTCCATGTCCATTGGTTCGTCTAAATCAAGCTCTTCTGCATCGTCTTCGCCTTCTGCATCGTCGTCGCCTAATAATTTTTCAAATTCAGCTCTAAGATCTTCTAACTCTGCTTCTAAGTCGTCGACTTTATCTTCGATATCACCTTCTTCTGATGGTGCATCCATTTCTTCGTCGTCTTCTTCGCCTAGTCTTCCTTCTTGCTCTGCATCAACTTCTTCAGCGTCTGCTGAAATATCGTCTACAAAGTCATGATCCTGACTGATTTCTTCTTCGACTGCTTCTTCCTCAGTCTCAGTAGTTTCTTCTACTGCTTCTTCTTCTGATTCTTCTGCTTCTTCAACAGTTTCTTCTTGTTCGCTATCCGCTTCATCAAGAACTTTCTCGTATTCACTACGAGCCTTTCCTACCACATACTCATGCAAAAGCTCTTCTGCTTTCTCATTTTCTTCGGCTAAAAGTAGTTCTAGAATCTGCTCTAGATTTGCTTTTGATTCTGACATTAGTGGCCTCCTAATATAAATTTTTTATTTAATAAGGCGCAAGATACGCCTAATACACTTACTACTTAGTGTGAATGTGTAATATACGTGGAAAATGGTGTGTTTTTGAAGGAAAAACGGCTACAAAGCCATTTATATTAATATTATTTAGTAATCTACTTAAAAAGTTAAAACTAGTTTATATTATGCCGCCGGCACCTTCTTGTGCTGGTTGTGAGTACATGGTTCTAACGAACTCATTGTGTTCTATCTGTTCTGCTTGTCTGATATCACGAATTTTTCTTAACTTGTTCAACTCTTGAAGCGTCAGTTTACCTTTACGCACATCTGTTTCTTTACGTTGAGTAAATTTGTCCTCATTAGGATTATAAAATTCGTTTAGTCTCATTATATGCCGCCTTCTGGTTGTCCGCCTAATGCTCCGCCGCCTAAGTTTCCTATAGCATCGCCAACTGCATCAGTTGAACCTGGTTCTGCCATCCCGTCAAGTCCTGATAAATCTGGTTCTGCTTCTAAATCAACAGCATCAGTAGGCATTGGTCTAATTCCCATGTTGCCTAATCCAGGTTGTCCTTCTGGTTGGTTACTAACATATTTATCTGAATTGTTCTCTTGACGCCATAACTCTTCATTTTCTAAGATTTCATCTTCAGTTAAGCCTAAATACTTCTTCATTTTAAACTGATTACTCATGTAAGGTACTGCGGCAACTTGATTGTATAGTTGTGCTCGTTCAGTTTGTAATTGTATGTCTCTGAAACTGCTAAAGTTCATTGGCGGATTAAATTCTATAGTAAATGTACCTGAATCAATCTCTATTCCTCTAAACTTGAGGAACATTTTAAATTCTCTGTCTAAATCTTCTTGTACTTGCTTTTGTAGTCTTTCAACATACTTTGCAAATCTGTATTCTTGAATATATGCAATACCTACTTTACCGTCATTAAATGTTTGACTGCCGTCTTCTGGACCAGTAGGTAAGTATGAGCTTGGTATTTTTAATCCACGTAATAGTTTGTTATTAAAGTATCTAAGATCGTCTATTTGTCCTAAGTTCTCACCACCTGGTAATGTATCTACTTTAGAACCTCTGCCTTCTGCCGTTTGTGCAAAGAAATAATCCTCTAACATGCTCATTGGATTGTAGGCACTATCTGCCACACTACCACCGTCTTTGCTTTTACCTGGAACACGTTTTTGTTGTACTTCGTACTTAACTTGTTCTAAGTATTGTCTTGCTTTGTGAGGAGGCATATTACCAACATCAATAAAGAACACACGTCTTTCCGGTGCTCTGTGAACTCTGTATATAATAATAGAGTCTTCTAATAATTCTTTTTGTTTAAAAGTTTTAAAAATAGGTTCTAGTATGCTTATACCAAATGGCCAAGCATTATCCATACCTTCTGTTAAACTGATATGTACAATATGTTTTGCATCAACTGGCGTACCTTGATCAACACCGTCGATAGCACCTGTTAAATATCCGCCACCTGCTGTTGGATTAGTAGGACTCATGATACCTGTAATACCTTGTCCACTACCATATGGTCTTGCATGTAAGTTAGAAACTTTTGTTGCAACTTTTTCTTCAAATATAGGATCTAAGTTTTTAACAAAATACTGTTCTATCTTTTTACCTGCTGTTTCGTTTACAACAACTTTCTCAATGTTTGCTTGATCGCACCAGTATAGTTCGTATGTTTCTGGATCTCTAATAAAAACCTGATCGCCATATTTAATGCTGTTACGAAAAATTCTAAAAGCACGTTTATACATAGTGTTCAAACTACACCATTGTTCTAATGTTTTGGTTATAATTTTACTTTCTGTGTCGCTAGGTGTTTCTGAATAGTTAATAGCAAAAGGTAGACCAGAAGATTCGTCTTCTTGTGTTCCAAACTCTGCAATAACATCAAGTGCCGCATTAATCTCTGAATCAGCATCCATGTTATCATATTGCATATAACGAATAAGTCTGTTTGGTGACCCTGCATACACTTCAGGTAACCAACTGGCTAACTGATTAGAAGCCGCTCCTGCGCCTCCTTCCGATTGTTGACCTTGAATATTTAGTGGTAAGCCACTATTGTCAACTGGTGTAAAATGTTTTCTCCAACTCATAAATTAGTCTCTATTCAAATATTATACACAGTATTTATCATTAGTCAAGAAGAACTTAATACTACAATGGCCAAGGATAGTTCATTTGCTTGTCGCCATAGTGATGATTATCATCATCTATTAATGTCTTAGACCATTGTGTTTGCTGTATTTTAGCGTCTATTTCTGCACAATGTTGCAGGGTGTCTTGTGTAACAGCATACCCATTGCTCTGTAGAAACTGGCAATTAATCGAGCTCGACGGATGAAAATCATCTTCTTTTCTTGAAGAATTTTGCGGTTCCCAAGAAGGTGTCCATGTTACTGTAGGCACAGTAAATTTATTATCCATCTCGTTGAATAACGAAGTTTTTGTTATCATTTGATGCTTTAAATGACTATATGTCTCTAACACATCATTGTTATCTCTTTCGGTGTTTAGTAATGTTATATCGTAATTCAGTTGCTGTTCTGGTTCAACAGAGTACATTTGAAATGCTGTGTAAGGTGCATGTTGCATCACTGTGGTACTGTTATCTATTATTGCTAGGTCTCTTATTAAGAATCCTCTATCACAATAACCTTCTTTCTTGTTGCCAAATTCTAATTGTGGATGTATTGTGTCGCTGTGCATTCTCCAATTTTCATTAAGATTTTTTACAATGTTAGTGTCTGTGCCTTTTACTAAACCTTCTAAATTGGAATAGCTCGATGTATAATAATCTAATCTGTGGAATGTGCTCCACATAACACCTACTAAATCTGTTTCGCATAGATTATGTGTGTAATACAGTTGATTGAGTAATGTAGAGATATATGTGTTGCCTTGCCCTGCTTTAGCAAACGAATGAAATTCTAAATGAGGATTTTGCTCTGCTATGATATTTGCCCATGTAGGCCAATACCAGTGTGTAAAACTACAGCCAACTACAAAAAATCTTTTATATTGTGAAGTATCAAGTTGAGAAAAATCCGTTAGCAATGACATACACTTAGTTATCTATTATGCCTGTATCGTGGTATTTAATTTGTCTACCTTTTTATGAGTTTGTTTGGTGTTTGTTGCAATTTCATCCAATAAGGTTACTACAGACTTGCCTTTGTTTTCAGGGTGAGCTGGGTTTTCTTTGTCTGATGTATTGTTAGACGAGGCGGCTGATGGATCAGGCGAACCTGAAAATCTGTTAGCAATACTACCTATGCCGTCCATAAATCGTTGCCCGAGTCCTTTGTTGCCAGCATTATTTAATTTTTGTACTGCTGATGCTTGGCTTAAAATTTGTGCTGTGTCAAGAGCATTTAAGTCTTGCAAAGTAGTTATTAATTCGTTCATTCCGCTAGTAAAGTCT